CAAATACATCGAAGGTGAGATAATTGCCGTTGATGCTGAATCCAAGTCACAACCAGGTTCAATGGGTTATCATGTTAAAGTTGAAAAGGACACACTGTTCACTAAGAACAGTAGAGTAGGCAAGACTGTGTTTGTGCCATACGAAATATCTATGGACTACGACAACAGAATTACTTCTGCTCGTCCAGATGATGAAGACGAAGCAAAGGCAATGTCAAAAATGGAAGATTCGGAATATGACAAAGATGGCAAGCCAGAAAAAGATCACAGTGATCATGAAGTAGGCATGGCAAAGTCAGACATGTATCAAGCAATGAAATATTCAAAAGACATATACGACATGTTGAAAAGAGTTTCAGAACGTGAAGGCATTGAAGGATGGGTTTCTTCCAAACTTACTAAGGCAACAGATTACCTAAGTTCAGTGAAACATTACATAGAACATGAGATGCTCCAAGCAGACATGGCTGGAGAAGATGTTAATGAAGGTAGTATGTCAGACATAGCACTGGACATGAAACAACTCAGTGATGTAGAATTCAAAAAGAAACACGGCAAGTCCAAAGAAGAACTGAAAAAAGAATTGTCAGAAGGTGCAGACAAGGCAAGAGCAATTAGAATTGACAAAATAATGAGAGCAAATGGCATGGACACACTCGCTGACCTACTTGCTGACTCGATGCACTTCGCAGAAATCACAGGATTAGATTTTGGTGCAGAGGTAGACAAAGCCAAAGGTTATTATGATGACGCTGATCAACAAGAAGAAGGCAATGCTTACGCACACACAGTGAGAAAAGCAAAAATGGATGGTAAGAAAAAAGGTGACAAAGTAAAAGGACCCGATGGCAAAGAAATCACAATAGAAAAAGATCCACAACACGAAGCATTGGTAGACAAAACAATCAAAACACTTGAAACATATCTTGATCTAGTAGGCAAACAAGGCGACGCTAAACTTTCTAAGGCAACAGAAAACGTCCGCAAAGTGTTTGGCATGGAGGAAAAAGCAAAACCAGATTACATAGACATAGACAAAGACGGTGACAAAAAAGAACCAATGAAGAAAGCAGTCAAAGACAAAGAGAAAAAGTCATCAGGTAAAAAAATGACAATGGATCAAAAGATTAAACTATTAAACGTAGGCAAACAAGTTAGAGAAAAAGCAAAAGAGCATGGCGTACAACCTTCACAGTTCTTAGGTTACTTGGTTGCTAAAGATCCTGAAAAGTATGGTGCATTGGCAAAACTTGAAAGCATTATAGATGGCCAAGGCTAGAGGCATAGTCCTACATTCGTACAGAACTCCTACCAAAAAACGCACATCGATCGGAGACAGCACATACAGTCGACCAAAGAACAAATCAAAAAGAAAACAACACACCAGAAGCCGCGGACAAGGCAAAGCATGAAGATACATGATATCATAGAATCACACACGGATTCTGAAATCCAACAGAAAGATCCAAAGTCAGCAGGGTCACGTGGACTTAAACATGTTACCAAAAAGATAGCAGATACCAAAAAGTTGGCAAATCCAATCACAAAAAACGAAGTAGACAAGAAATAGTTTCGACTGTATACTTGTAATTGTTAACACAAGGAGAAGACATGTCATCAAGAGTATTCAATCAAGAAGAAAAAGTAAAACTAACCAAACTTATAGACGAAGGAATTCAAGTCAAGCAAGAGATCACGGATCTAAATGCAGGACTCAAAGACACAGTGAAAGCACTGTCGGAAGAGTTGGACATCAAACCAGCCATGTTGAACAAAGCGATCGGTGTGGCATTCAAGGCAGGATTGCATGAAGAACAAGCAAAACTTGAAGAACTAGAAACTATCTTAGCAACGGTTGGTAAGACACAGTAGTGAGTTACATAGACGCATACTTTGATCGTGAACGTGATCAGATCTGGGTGGTCGAACGTGTGAATGGCAAACGCCAGTACACAGACTATCCGGCTAGGTATGTGTTTTACTATGACGACCAAAAAGGCAAGCACAGATCAATATATGACACACCAGTGAGTAGGGTCAGCACAAAACTACACAAAGACTTCCAAAAAGAGTTGTCCATGCATAAAGGCAAACAGATATATGAAGCAGATATAAATCCTATATTCAGGTGCTTGGAAGAGAACTATCTCGACAGAGAAGCACCAACAATGCACACAGCATTCTTCGACATAGAAGTAGACTTTGATCCTGCAAGAGGATTTTCAAAACCAGGAGATCCCTTCATGCCAATTACAAGCATAACAGTATATCTTCAATGGAACGAACAACTGATCACAATCGCTGTGCCACCAAAGACATTAACTATGGAAGAGGCAGTTGATGCCGTCAAAGAGTTTGACAACACATACATCGTAGAAAATGAAGCACAATTACTACAAACATTCATGGGAGTGATAGAAGATGCTGATGTGCTAAGTGGGTGGAACAGTGAAGGTTATGACATACCATACACTGTGGGTAGGATCTTAAAAGTCTTATCTAAAGATGATGCACGTCAACTGTGTTTGTGGAATTTGCCTCCACGCAAAAGAAAGTTTGAACGTTTCGGTAACGAAGAAGTCACATATGATTTGATTGGTCGTGTGCATTTGGACTACATGCAACTCTACAGAAAGTACACATACGAAGAAAGACATTCATACTCATTAGATGCGATATCAAACATGGAACTTGGTGAAATGAAAACACCATATGAAGGCACACTAGACTCATTATACAACAACGACTTCAAGACGTTCATAGAATACAACAGACAAGACGTTATGCTGATTGCAAGATTAGATGACAAACTAAAATTCTTGGATTTGGCCAATGTGTTGGCACACTCCAACACAGTTCTATTGCAGACCACAATGGGTGCTGTGGCAGTTACAGAACAAGCAATCATCAATGAAACACACAAACGTGGCATGGTGGTTCCAAACAGACCATATCGTGAACCACACTCAACAGGAGCGGCAGTTGGTGCTTATGTGGCGACGCCAAAGAAAGGATTGCATGACTACATAGGTGCAATAGATATCAACTCACTGTATCCGTCCATCATCAGGGCAATGAACATGGGTCCGGAAACCATCGTAGGACAGATCAAACAAGACGCAACAACAAAATTGATAGATGAACGTATCAACTTTGAAAAGAAATCACCAGCAGGAGCATGGGAAGGACAGTTCAGCACAGTTGAATACACAGAAGTCATGCGTAAGAACAGGGCATTCAATTGCACAGTTGAATGGACCAACGGCACTGAGACTACACACTCAGCGGCGGAACTGTATGGTATGATATTTGAAAACGGATCAAATTGGGGACTGACTGCCAACGGTACAATATTCACATTTGAATTTGAAGCAATTATTCCTGGACTACTTGAAAAATGGTTTGCTGAACGTAAAGAGATGCAAGTTAAAATGCGTCAGGCAATAGAAGCCAAGAACAAAACAGAAGAAGCATTTTGGGCCAAAAGGCAACTTGTCAAAAAGATTAACTTGAATTCACTGTATGGTGCGATTCTAAATCCTGGTTGTAGATTTTTTGACATGCGTATAGGACAATCAATCACACTCACAGGTAGATCGATCACCAAACACATGGCGGCGAAGACAAATGAAATCATCGCAGGCGAGTATGATCACAAAGGTCCTGGCATTGTGTATGGTGACACAGATTCAGTTTACTTTACAGCATATCCACTTGTGAAAAAAGAAGTTGAAGAAGGTAAAATGACGTGGACAAAAGAGTCATGTATCGAACTGTATGATAAAATCGCGGATGAAGTAAACAAATCATTTCCAAGATTTATGTATGAGGCCTTCCATGCACCAGACAACAAGGGGAGAATTATCAAAGGTGGCAGAGAAATTGTTGCATCAAAAGGTTTGTATATAACAAAGAAAAGATATGCCGCACTAATATATGACTTAGAAGGTGTTAGACATGATGTAGACGGTAAGCCAGGAAAAGTAAAAGCAATGGGTCTTGATTTGAAAAGGTCGGACACACCTAAATTTGTGCAAGACTTCCTAAGCGATGTATTGCTTATGGTGTTGACCGACAAACAAGAGCCAGAGATAATTAAATTCATACAGGACTTTAGATTACAGTTTAGAGATAGACCAGGTTGGGAAAAAGGTACACCAAAGAGAGTAAACAACTTGACAGAGTATGTGCGTAAAGAACAACGTATGGGCAAAGCAAACATGCCTGGACATGTGAGAGCGGCTATGAATTGGAACAACGTGAAAAAGATGTATAAAGATCAACACTCAATGGAAATCATGGATGGTGCAAAAGTTATTGTGTGCAAACTTAAAAACAATCCATTAGGTTACACATCTATTGCATATCCAGTAGATGAGTTGCGTATTCCACAATGGTTCAAAGATTTATCATTTGATGATGAAGCAATGGAACAGGCAATAATTAATAAAAAATTAGACAATCTAATCGGTGTGTTAGACTTCGACATAGGAGCATCAGAGCAGAACAATACATTCAGCACTCTGTTTGAGTTTTAATGAAAAGAGAACTTAGGAATAAATTCAACGAAATCATACAAGAACTAAATGATATAGATTTGTCACAGTTGAACGAACATCAACAAACACTAGAACACATGCTTTCTAAAACAAAAGAAGCAATAGACATTGTTAGACAAGTAAGTCCGAATCAATTGGTTGCTGGACACATGCGATCAAACATTAGATCGGCAGAATGGTTCGAAATGGATAGGCAAAATAAACCAGAACCAGTAGTTCCAAAGGCATTGCTTGAAGAACTGAAAGCAATCTGTACAAATGAAAATGTTCACTGGTTATCTTGCTTGATGCTTGGATTACACAATGGATATTGGATACAACACACAAAAGCATTTGAACAATTTCACACAGTTGACTTCTATTCCGATCTGCCACAAGAGTTGC